GTTCCGTTTCCCCTATACACTCCAGCGGTTATTACTGTGTTCCAATCATAAGACTGACCAGCGCCACCCGTGGGATTCAACGAAATAGCATCAATATCATCTACCTCTTGGTCAATCTCGTTTTTTAGATCCTGAGAAGTCCCAATATACCCGCCTTTGTCGGTCTTTCCGTTTTGCAACAAAACAATATCGTCTTCGTTCTGTTGTATCTCTGCAATATTGGTAGATACTTGATCTTGTAATTCTTTAGATCCGTAAACCCAAACACCTCCCAAAAACTGCCAGGCACCCGAAAATCTAGTAGGATTTAAAAGGCTGTAGCTCTGAACCCATGCGATGTCTCCCTCATTCACATCAACCAATGAAGATAAATCAGAATATGTTGCAACCGTATATTTAAACAGCTTAGAACTATCTGATGTATCAAGAAAACTTACTATACCTACACTCATAAAGACACATCAATATAAATTCCACGAGTTGCAGCACCACCACCGCCAGAAGTAGGAACAGTATAGTCTATTTGTGGCAAGTCCTCCCCGTTAGGATAATAAAACTCTTTAGCGTATCCGTTAGGTCTTATTGAGCCGTTTAAAGTCCCATCATTGCCCCTAAAAACAAATGATACAACCTTAGCCCCCGCAATTATATTGCCGTCTAACTGAACAAAATCACTTGTAACAACTCCTTGCGCGGGTGTTGGTGGTGTAGGTGTTACGCCTCCTGTGGTTTGTCCTTGTGACGCAATACCTGTATTTTCGTTTTTCCACGTTTCAAACGCTACTAAAGAAGCGAAAGGGACGCCATCTAAAGTAAAATCATCCCATCTTACACCTTGGTATCCTGTTTCTGGGTAACCTCGTTTATATACGCAAAACTCCTCCCCGTTTAATAGTTTCTTTTCGAATATAACATCGCCAGATGGATGATCTAAAAGATCAATACCATTATGATCTATATAAATATAGTTTCCTTCTAATGTTATGTCGTAAGCCATTATACTAAACCTATGTAATTTCGTTCTATCCCTTTAAACTCTGGGTATGTTTCAGGGTTAATACAAATGTATTCCTGTATAGCTTGAAATGTATCAATGCTATAATTAAAGTTTTTTCTTAATAACGTGGACGCTTGCAATGATGGTTGTGAGTTCTCGCCACTTGCTTTAATAGATCCAACGCTAGATAATATACTGGTCAAAGAACGCCCATAATAGAAGTATATAAACCCCTTTAACATTTCTTTGATTCCAGCGCTTTTAATTCTGTATCCGCATTCATTAACGTCCTCACAGAATTTATCCATGATCTGAACAAACCTAGGCGTTTGCGGTATGTTGTCTACGTCTAAGTCTGCTATAAATAAAGTAGCCAATTCACACCCTAACAAATCCTCTAAATAACATTCCTCGTTTTCATCAATGAAAGCGTCTAGCTGTTTTATTAAATCTGGATTTAGAGGGAGACGAAACCGCCCCGCCTCGAAATCAGATATTTTTGTTATAGGTAGTGCCATTAATTTTTACAGTCTTCACATTCGCCAGAATCGCCACACTCCGCACACGCTTTTTCTGCCTGTGCTTTTTCGTATTGCTCTTTAGCTACTGCCAATTCTTCAATTACAGAAACTTTTCTAGTCTTGTTTAATTCCCTATTAGTGGGCAACTCTTCAAAATCCTTATCAGATACTTTTTTAGCGTACCCCTCATCTATAAATCTAGCCCCGACCTTCTCTGATGTGTCGATGCCAGCACCCTTCTGTATTCCAGAAGGGTGCGATTTGGTCATCTTTATTTTCATACTATTTATTAATTGCAATAAGTGCAGCACCGATGTCTAAACATCTCATAAAAGCATTTGCGTTGTTGTTCTCAACTAAGAAATTCAAACGCTCGTAAGCCTTGATACTTCCGATTTCTTTCTCCCAGTTGTCTTTATTCTCGTAAGAGATTTCAACATCTGAAAGACCACGATCAACAATTTCGCCTTTTGTTGAATCAAATACGTACATCGTGTTAGGCGCGATCAATGGAGAAGTTAATACTCTCATTCCACCAATAAACGGAACACCACCAATATAAGTAACTCGACCGTCTAGATAGTTACCGTCTGCGTTTTTACGAGACTCGACACCTACAAACCAATCACAACGATTAATTAATACCGTATCAGGCATATAAGCGTTCTGTAATCCTATCTCCTCAATTTGAACACCCATCCCTAGGATAAGATCTACTAAAGTCGCAAACTCAATAGATGCAGAAATATCACAAGCTACGTTAGCAGCGTTAAAATCAGAAGAAACAGAATTAATAGAGAATGTTTCAAGACCTAGCCCTGTACCTAGTAATAGTTGTTGATCAACTCGTAACGCTACAGATTCAGTAATAAGCTTTCTAATTCTAGACGCCATAAATGCGTAATCAGATACAAACTGGATACAAAAATCCATTATATCTTTAACCATTTTAGTCTCAATGCTATTAACTACTAAAGTCTCTTTAGTTAAAGAAGTAACCGCAGCACAAAGAGCAACGTTTTGAGCATCTCTAAGTACCGTTTCCTGCTCTGTGTATTTCAAATACTCAGTAGAAACTGGAATAGTCCCAAATAAAGACCTAAATAAAACGCGTCTAATCGGAGCATCAGTAATGCCATGTTTCATTTGCGCGAAATCTAATCCACTTGTTATGTCTCCATAAGTAGAGGTAGCTTTCAATGAAACATGATCACCCCCACGCATAGACTTCAAAGAATCTACCGACTTATCGAAAGCGGTTTTTAAACGACCTTCAAAAGTGTTAGTTTTCTCACCAACTCCCTCAGTCTTTAACTTGTCAACCTCTAAAGATAGGGCCTTCATAGTCTTCTTAAGACCGTCAAAGTTCAACTCTTTTAATGCGTTTAATTCTCTGTTAAGCTTTTCGATTTCTTCCTTAGAAGTGCTTTCTCCTTTTTCAAGCTCTTTCAATCTTGCTTCTCTAAACTCGATCTCGTCAGACTTGTACGCTTCTAGCTCTTCATCAGTAAGAGCCTTTTGTGCTTCAATGGTTAACGCTTTAAATACGTCTCCATCCATCCAATTCTTTTTCATTTCTTTCTAATTTTCTTTTTACAAATATAGTAAATTACTTACTCTGTTTTTATTACTGCTTTGAGTGCTCTTAGGCGGCTCGATTTTGCTTGAAGTGCTGTTAGCGGCTTCAAAAATAGATGTTGCAGAGTTCGAACCACCTGCAACAACTAAACTACCTTCTTTGTAAATCCCTAGTTGCTCAACGCCCCAAAAGTAACCAGATTCTAGAACCTCGTCTTTATTTACAATAGAACTAATCCTTTTTTCGAAATATTCCTTATTCTCTTTGTGCTCCTTTAGTTCCGAGTTCATACCTAAAGTAATCTTATGGTATACCATTCTAATGGAGTTTTCAAACTCTCCAACCTTGTTTTCTATGTCTAAAAGAACGTCTTTTCTTTTTATTGCGTCTTTACTTATTTCAAAGATTAAAGCCTCTGTTTGCCCTTGAAACGATTTACCTACTACGCCCCAATCAATATTCTTAACAGACATAACAACATCTTTTTGCCATGCTATTACGCTATCGTAGTTTAATTGGTGATCTAAGATATACTTAACTTTACCCTGTTGCTCCTTTAGTGTTTTATTAAAACAACCATCAAAGTGAACGTCTGAATGACTATCCATGAACTTGGTAGTACTTATAATAGGATATATAAATCCAGACTTTGCGCCTTCAATGCTTTTTATACTATATTCATCCTTTTGGTGAGGGATAGAAATTCCACCCTTTTCACAAGACTTGTAAACGTTAGACTTTTTAAGATCTATTATTTCATGTTGCTTCTCGTAAAGGCCAGTAAAAAGCTCTTTTTTGCTCGTGAAGTCGTACGCCCCAAATTCTAATACTTTCATTTCTTTACTGGCTTTCCTTTTTGCTTCTGCTTAATAGACTCCTCTAATGCCTTAACATTTATTTTATCTGGGTCTATCCCTTTCGTGCTAATATCTTTCATTACTTAACTAAGTTTTTCGCCTCCTGTTCATCCATACCGTGAACGTTTACTAAGATATAAACTTTTTGTGTCTGTTCTAGCCCCTCATTAGTTAGAACCTCTATTATATTACTAGATAGCTTTTGATTCTTTTCTATTTGCAGACCTTGGTCTATTTGTAACGCTTCTACATTAGAAAGGTCTAATTCTATTATCTCACCATTTGAATAAGGCTCCAAAGCTATATTTAAAGCGTCGATTATCTTTGTTATAGGCTTTTTAACCCCTTTAATAAAGAAATTCTTGTTGTCTACTGCTGAATTATTATACGTAGATCCTTCAGGATCATTAAACACACGAGAAGAAACCCCATACAAAGCCGCTAATTCACGCAAATAAGTTGGCCCACTCTTTGTGATCTCTAGATCCTTTGGGCTTAATCCTAGTTGGTGTATCTCTATTTCGGCAGAAGTCACGACCATCTGACCAGCTTTGTGAGCACCCGACAACCTTTTTAATATGCTTTTCTGTAATCTTCCTTCCTCTTCGTCGTCGTTTAGGCTTCCGTTTTTGTCTGAAACAATAGCGGACGCGCCTAAGTTCTCGTATAAATGAGCCGCGGCCTTGTTCCTGTTGTTAGAAGCGGATAAAGCATTGTATCCAGCTTGTAAACTAGATAACCCTCTGTGATTACCTTGAAAGTCCTCTTTAGGGTTGTAATTCTTTATATGTATTATTTCCTCCGGTGAATAGCTTATTGTTTTGCTTCCTGTTCTGTACTGATATGATAATACGTTATCCCTAGAGTCTAGTATTAAATCTACGCTCATAGAACGCAATACCTCTAACCTAATAGGCTCACTAAATCCAATACCTGAAACCTTACGTATAAAAACGTCTCCCGTAGAAAGTAGGTTAATCATTGCCTTTTCCATCTTATAGGAAAAGTTTTCTAGTGGGTCTTCATGTATTAACTCGTGAAGGAATCCACCCGTTACGAGCTCGCCTTTTTTTGTTATTGGATACTTAATATCTATAACCTCAGAAGCTATAGCGGTTATAATAGAGTATACGGACGCGTTAGAAGAAAACCCTTCTTTTAATAACTTCTCGTCTGTGTAAGCTCCAAAATCGTTACCTATTCCAAACCATGAAATATTAGGCCCTCCGTTATAAGTGGTCTTATTTGTTAACCCGGTTGGATCAATTAGGTGACTAACCGCCCCTTTAAGATATAAACCTGATTTTTTAAAGATGTTCATTAAGAATAAATATCCTCTAAATTAATCAAGATTAAATTCTGTTTTTAATAAACGTAGAACTTTTTTCTAAATCCGAAGTATTCGCGCATCATAAAAGCATCTAATAAATCGGGGGATTCGCCATTAAGATAAACTTTCATTTGGGACTTAGGTATTATTTTTAGCTTACCGTCATTGTCTACATTGTCACGTTTTACCGCCTTGCGTTCCATTAATAACCGTTGCTTAACCGTCGTCTTATGGTCGTACATTGAGTTAGCTACACTATCTAAAATGTAATAATTACCTATGTTCTCGCCGCTTTTGTAGTAGCATTGTGTCTTTAGGTTGATATAGTTCTCTTCATTTCTAGCCTTAGAGCCATTATGAAACTCTTTAGCTCCTTGAATGTGCCCAGACATACCACCTCCTACACCGTCATTATCGTATACAATATGTGAATTACGTACTCTGTGCTTTGCTTTCATTTCATTAATGAAGTCAACCGCCTCTTTTCCGTTGTTCTTGTCTGAAATATGAATATCTATTATGGTTTTTCCTTGCCATACTAAGACTATCATTTTATCAGATCCCATTAATGCTATATCTGCGCTAATGTATTTTTCTGCTTCCTTGTCGTGGAATGCCTCATTAGTAAAAATATCTTTGAAGCTGTAGTAATCGTAAATATCCTTTTCAGATACTTTTATTTTCCAATTGCCCCGTAATAGTTGCGCTTTCGTTTCTTCATCTTGTGCGTTTAGGTTTGCAAGGTATCCTGGGTCAACATCTAAAAGGGCCTTATTATCAAATATAGAACCGCCGACGAAAGTTAGAGACTTAACGAATATTTCAGGATCTTTTCCGGACTGCTCTACTAGGTCTTTAATCAAGTGCCACCCCTTATCAATCACCTCTTTTTTAGTGTCCCCCCAAATATAAGAGTCCTTACCTTGCATGAAGTATCTAATTACTCCTTGCCTTTCAGGTATTGGAAAACCGTCCTCTCCTATCCACCAATCAATCAATTCAGCTACCCAACTATCTGGATCAGGGTTACACGTAGCCCTAATGTATGGCTTTACCCCACACGTTGACCGATTACGGGACAACATATAAAAGAATGTGGATTTAGTAAAGTGTGTAAGCTCATCAAACCCAATAAAAGCGATTTCCGAACCCATCCAATCATACTTATCTTTTTCATATTGAAGATGTGAGAATTTAAGTTTAGAGTCATTACCAAACCTCCATTCTAAAAAAGTTTCTCTAGGTTGTGCATTATTCAATAGACCAAACAACTTACTTGAAGCGTCCCAAAGCCCACCCTCGGACCTTATTTGTGGGGATGTCCTACGAAATATAACCCCTCCGAAGCCTTTAACCCCTACATTACGTATCGACTCCAAAAGTAATGAAAACGTCTTGCCCACGCCCGCAGCACCTCCACCAATCAAGATGTCAGCGGACGAGCTAAGGGCAAGCATTTGATAACCTTCCTGCGGGCTAATCTCTTTCATTCAAAATATTCAATTATCGTATCCATAGCAATGCCTAATTCTTTTGGGTCTACTGGTGGCACTTCATAAGGTACGTTTTGATCCCTGCGCCATTTATTGTGATTGTCTAGTATTTCTACCGCTTCACTTATTGACATAATCCTTTCCTTTAAATTCTGGGTACTTCCAATCGTTTGTAAACCCTGCAATCTCTACTATTACAGACCTTTTTACTTTGTACTTATTGCATACGGATATAACAATCTCGTCTGTGATCCTGAAATTACTGTTGATCTCCTCAATCGCTTTTTCTATTCTTATCGACTTCTCTTTTTCTGGGTGCATACTATTTTGTTTTTAACTCAATCCAATTACTGCGGGCAGTATCTAATTTATAAAGAAGGTTTTCAGGAACAGGGTCTACCGCCTTACCTGATTCAATCTTTTTATAATAACCAATTCCACAAAACTTTAGTAGCTTAGTGTATTCTTTCCTTGCTTCTTGTTCGGTCATATTTTTCATCGTTTTCCTGATGTCGGGCAAACCCCACCTAAAAAGGCGGTTATTGCTTTAGTGTTAGCTGTAATTAAACATCACACCTGAGTACCTTTCAAATGTCTCTTTGCATTTAGGGCATTCCATAGCTACCATTTCTTCACAATCATCCCAGCAAAAAACATCGCTTTCCCATTCATCAACATTAGACCATTCTAAACAGTCTGGGCATTGTATTTTTTCAGCCTTTATAGGTATGTTGTATTGCTCTTTTTCTCCTTTGCTTAACATAATAAAAGTGCCTAACAAAGGCTATAAAACCATATCTGTCAGGGCTTGTTAAATTGTTAATGTTTCGTTTCAAATACAGTTTATAGCTTAGTCATTATAATTAATAAGCCCCAATGGGCAAAGGCATCCAATACTTTCTCCTTGTTTATCATCCTAGTAAAGGTCTAGCGCGTTCAATAACACCCCTACGATCTTTTAAAAACCCGTCTGCTATTTCTTTAGTTTTGAATGATAAGAACCTACGGTGTCCCAATGCGCATCTAGTTTTATAGGTGTTTCGATCTATGTAAATAACAGTTTTAATATCAGAAGAGTCCCAATCACACCAATCGCCTTGATCTTCTCCATTATACTCTGGCTGTCTCATCCACCAAGCTAGTTCAGCCATTGCAGACACCGCTAGTGCCATTTCTTCAGTTGGGAAGTCTGTCATGCAATCTTCTAACCCTATGCGTACAGCGGTCTTAACAACTGACCCATCCCACCTAGTATCGTAACCCCTATGATTAATATCCGAAAACGCCCTTTTCTTAGGCTTTTCTAATTCATCTATGGTGAATGTTTGCAAAAGTAACTCATTCATTATATCGTCACCTTTGGCGTAAATCGATACAGCCTTTTCTAATGTTATTTGTAAGTTTTTCATATTGTCTACGTTTATACTAATATAACCTTTTTAAAATGGCTCGTGCTATAAACTACCTGTCATTTTCAGGCAATTTAAAAGTAGTTATCTGTGTCACTTGTCCTTCTACCTTAGTTTCTGTTTTGTCTTTCCACCCAAACCGGTTCTTCATGTTCATGTACCAACCGGTGTAACTAAAGTCTTTATTTTCTAGCTGTGTACGCCCTTTATTCATCCACCAAGCCTCGCAGTATCTCTTGCATTTTTTTATGGTGGTCAAAAAATGCTCATCTCTTTCACTTAAAGCCTTTAAAGTATTCCTACTTATATCTAACTCAACCGCTATCTCTACTATACTTCCTCCTTTCTTTGCTAACTCAATAATAGACTCCTCCCACCCTTTAGGTAAGTCTTTTAATTC